TCGTTACATCTATCAAGCGTAACGAGCAAGAGGGCGTAATCTTCCCTCTCCTATTTGATGACCAGGGCAATAAGCAGTTTGACCTTATGCTCCTATCATCAGGCGGCTCACGCCAGTTTGATACAGACAAGATTATTCAGCGCTACGACCAGCGTATGTCTATGTCTATCCTTGCAGACTTTATTCTTCTCGGTTCAGACCGAGTTGGCTCATACGCTCTCGGTTCATCAAAGATGGATTTGTGGTCTATGGCAGTTGATTCAATCGCCAAGAACATCGCTGAGGTTATGAACCAGTACGCAATTCCACGCCTTATGAAACTTAACGGCATGGATACAACTCGTCAGCCAGTTCTCACATACGGAGAAGTTAGCCATGTTGATTTGACCGAGGTTGCAGATTACATTTCTAAGTTGGCTACCGCTGGCGTACTTATGCCAGACCCTAAGTTGGAAGATTATCTCCGCGACCTTGCTGGACTACCACCAGCAGAGCATGATGGTCAGGCATACGGCGCACCTGCAATGCCAGGAGAAGGACAGCCTCCAATGCCAGGCGCTCCAGCAGACCAATTCGCCCCAGCGCCATTGGAAGATGAGTTAGACCTTCCAGAAGGTCAGGAAGCGCTAGACGGCGACCAGGAGTAAGCCATGGCTATCAGATTCGGCTCTGGTAATGATGGCTCCCGTAATCCATTAACCGCTGAAGAAGCGGCAATGGCTCGCGCTTTGTACACCGCCATCCGCAACGCGACAGATTCAATCAAGGTTGAAGAATTAGCAAGAATCATTTCTCAACTTGATGCCGATACTTTAGACCGACTACTTCGCTCAATCTCAATCAACGGAGATGCGGCTAAGATTGAAAATCAAATCATCAACATGATTGATATTGGCGGCAAGGATGCAATCAAGGGGCTAAAAGATATTGCTCCTCAGTTGGCGCTCCCTGCATTTATCCCTGCCAAGGTAGAAGTCCTCAATGCTCCAGCAATGGCTGGCATGGACTTCACAAAGATTCCTAATTGGGCAAGAGTTAATCCAGAGCCAGTTTCTTTCAGCCTTTCTTTCAATAAGACAAACCCTAATTCAGTTGCATACGCATCTCGCCGAGCAGGTCAGTTGGTGACCAGCATTGATGACCTCACCCGTCAGTCAATCCGCAAAATCATCATTGATTCATTTAACGAGGGCATAGATGTAAGGCGAACAGCCGTTCGAATTAAGAACATCATCGGACTTCACCCGCAATGGGCAGATGCCGTAACCAAGTTTGAACGCCGTGAGTTGGACCGTCTAATCAAGGCAGGAGTCAAAGAGGCTAAGGCGCTAGAGCGCTCTCAGAAAGCCGCCGCTGCCTACGCAGACCGTTTAAGAGGCGCTCGCGCTAAGACGATTGCCCGCACAGAGATTCAGATAGCCCAGAACGAGGGTCGCATGGAGGGCTATCGCCAAGCCGATGAAGCGGGTTACATTGACCCAGCGACCATGAAGATGTGGATTACAGCCCCAGACGAGCGTACCTGCGACATTTGCGCCCCGTTGGATGGAGAAGTAGTCCCTTGGCTTGGAACCTTCTCTATCGGGCTGGAAAAGCCTATTGTGCATCCTAATTGCCGTTGCACCTTCGTCATCATTCCTCCAGAGCGAGGCACAAAGTGAAGGTAATCAAATTTGCTCCTGGATTGGTGCCAGTTCTCAAGCATGGTGAACATGACCAGAGTTCGCATGGCAATTGGGCTGAAGGTCAATACCCAACAAAAGACTCGCACCCAGAATTGAAAAATTCATTAAGTGAGTATGTATCGGAATACCCTAAAGAAATTGGTTATTTATCGGTAAATAGGCATCTAAGATTAGGCGAGAACAACTTTACAGAAGAAGCCATGGGCAAGGTCAAAAAGGTAATTTCTGATTTAGATAAAGCAGTTGAATTATCCCCAAGGACAACAGAGCCTATGACTGCGTACAAAGGTGTGCATGAAAGTCTAATAACCCAGTTAGAAAAACTTGGCGTAGGTGGAACATTTGAAGATAAAGGGTTCACTTCAGTTTCTCCCAAGAAAGAAGTTGCTTTGGGATTCCCTTCCTTTAGAAGCGGTAATTTGATTGAGATTGAGATGCCTAGCGGAGTGAAGGCTATAAACCCATACAAGTATTTTGGAAGAAGTTCAGTCAATGGTACTAAACTAGCCAACGAGAAAGAACTTATCCTGGGTCGCGGAAGTAGTTTTGAGATTACTGGAATTGAGAAAACCGAGTACGGCACGACCATTAAAGCGAGGTTAGTACCGTGAGCAGATTTACTTATGAAGATATTGCAGAACTTGTACTCACGCCAAAAGTCGAGAAGCATGGAAACCATGACCAATCCAGCCATGGCAATTGGGCAGAAGGCTCTCAAAACTCAGTCAGCGAATTATCGGACGATGAAATCCGTGATGTTATCTACAACTCTAAAACAGTTGATGAGATGTTTCATAAAGTGGCTAAGCGCCTAGGCAAGAGCATGAAGCCTTCAGTCGCTAACCTTTCAGAAGATGAGATTACTCATTACCGCGGAGTGCCAGATGTGAGTAGAGATGCTCAACGCCTCCTTGATGGAAAGATTAAATTTACAGAATTTCAAACATGGGGGCAAGGAATATATCTCGCTGAAGAAAAAAGCGTGGCATCCAATTACGGAACTTTAATGGGCTTAAAGTTAGATTCAAGCGCAAAAATGGTCAGAGGTGAAACTGCCTGGGATAGTGCTTTTGAAGTTAGTTACGACAATCCAAGTGCCAGAACCCGAAATACAACAACATCTGATTTTATAGATTTGAGCAGAATCGAAACTCAGATTCGCGCTGGCAAGATGGATAACCTTTCTATTTCAGATATGCGTAATGTTTATTGGGCGGCTAAAGGCTATGACGGATTTACTACATACGGAGAAACAGTTCTATTCAACGGAAGTAAATTAACTGTTAATAAAGCCGATATTGGAACAGCAGTTCAAAAACATGGCAACCATGACCAAAAAACTCACGGTTCTTGGGCTACTGGCTCAGTTCCTACTTCTATCACGACTACCACAGATGCCATAGGTCAAGAGAAGCAAACCATTACTTATGGCGATATTGTTATTGAGCGCGATAAGCCTGGCGAAGTTAGAGATTCAGATGATTCAACCAGAGTCGAATGGACTTTTAGAGAAGGTGCATCAGCAATGCGTTTTGTATCTTCCCGAATCATGGGTATTGATGTTACAAATACGCCTCATGGAGTTATGCCAGGCGACCAAAAATCTCTGATTGAGGGAACTATTCCAGAATCTCAAGACCCTAGCGCAAAACCAGGACTAATGGATTCAAAAGTTCCTGCATGGATTAGCGGCGCATATACGCTTATGGAGGATGTAAGAACATCAACACCATATCCAGATGCTCTGCATAGAGGTATTAGGGTTGATACAAATTCAAGTATTTTGAATATTAAAGAAGGACAAGTTTTAGAACTTCCTATTTCTGCTGCCAGTACACAAAGAAAAACAGCAGATATGTACGGTGGTATGGCTGGTCCGTTTGAAATGCCAGTATTTTTTACTATTGCAAAGGGAGCAAAAGCAACTCCCATAAGATTTTCTCAAATGACGGATGGTTCTCCCGTAGCAGAATATGTAACTCAGGGTAAATTTAAGGTAGTATCAGTTAATAAGTCATCTGTTGTTATGGAAGAACAATGGAGTGATGGCAAGCAGTCCAGAAGGTCTGGTTCGGTAGAAGTCGTATTAGAACAAACCGATGTATTCAGCATAGATAAGGGTGGTTATGAATCAGTTAAACCTTGACCTTATTGATGCCTTTGATGGCTCAGTATTTGATGCGCCAATCGAGAAGCACCTTCCTGGGGGTCACGACCAAAAAGACCATGGCTCATGGGCTACTGGCGGCGGCGGAGTTTACCTATCTGAAAATACTGCTCAAGAGATTGAAGCAAGCAAAGCGCTATTCCATGAGATTTTGGGTGCAGACAATGACCTTGTAGAAACACTTACTGGATATGGCTATCAAAGCGAGAAGGATTACGACAGATTAAAGGCTCGTCTTATTCAGCGTTATCAAGATGCTGGATTAGGAAAAAACACAGCCACGCTTCAAGCCCGTATTGATATGGGTAGAGTTCAGTACGCAATAAATAATGAAAAGCAAAAGGCTCTTTACGAAGAAGTCCTTGCGAGAAACAAAGCGCAAGCGGCAGACCCTAATGATGAGTACGCCAAAGATTCTGGCTATGTTGCTACCGCTATGGAGAAAAACTTAAAATATGCCGAAGAACAAGCAATGGAAATTATTAAAACAGGAACAGTAACTATGGCGGCTACTGAAGGAGCATTTGAATCTATCCTCGCAGATGGACGATATAAGAATCAGTTTGAAACTGGAACATCTGGCGGAGCGCTAGATACTGGCATCCGCAAAGTTGGAGAAGGCTTGGCTACGGCTGTACCAGCGGGTACTAAACTAGCCGAACGCCCTGTTTATGGATACCTCACAAACAACGAAACAGTTCATTCTTATCAATCTATAAACGATGCTCAAAGCGTTGTTGCAGGACCAAACAGAGAAAATTGGCTAGGAGCAAATCTCTTAGGAACAGAACTTTCATGGCAAAGAATCACCAGTATAAATAATGACCAAGTGGACCAATACGGAGAAATTCGTTTTACCCTAAAGCCTGAAGTTCGTAGTAGAACTACGGCAACCATAGGAGATTCTTTGCGTACTGGAAATATGGCTGATGCCGTGAATAATCCAAAACCAGATTTAATCAATATGGGCTTATATAACGAAGGAGCAGTTCACCACTTATCAGGTAGCCCAAGCGCTGATTATGTAGAGGCACAAATCCATGGGGGAGTCAAGGTTTCTGATATTTCCCATATCTATGCCCCAGCGGGTAGGGTTGATGCAATCAAGGCTATGGTTGAAGCCAAGGGTCTAAACATTCCCGTGAGTGCAAGGGCAGGTTCATAATGCAGGTTCTATACACTCAAGCCGATGGCTCAAAGTTGATTTATGAGCGCGAAGATAAAGAAATTGTTTATGGCTATGTAATCCGTCCAGATGGAAAGCAATACAAAACTAAGCCAGTTGAATCAATCCTTGCCCGAGGATATTGGGAAGTTGCCGAGGAGTTCGCAAAGCATCTCCAGGGGCAGCATGACCAGCGCACCCACGGCTCATGGTCAGGCGGCGGCGCTGGGGTTGATATTACGGCTGAGTTAGATTCAGTCTTTTATGATGGCGATGCTCCAAACCAGGAAACTCAAGACATCATTGAGGAAATGAAACAGGCTGAGTTGGATGCTGGCAGAAGTTATGGCGATAATGGTTTGAAAATTATTGCCGAGCGCCAAGGCTTCACAGGAAAGCCTAAGACAGTTGCCACTATCGCTGACCTCCAGGAGATTCAAAAGACTGAAGGCGGAATTCTCGTATATCGAGGTCTTACAGACTTTTCAGCAGATGGTAACGAGATAACCTACACGGCAGAACAAGGTCTAACTGATTTTAGAGAAGGCGAGTACTACGCTGGATGGGGCGCATTTGGTAACGGCACCTATACAACAGTTAATGTAGATGAGGCTTCAAGTTACGCAAGTAGTATGGATGATGACGGCAAAATGGGTAACGGCAAGAGCATGGCTATGCTCATCCCTAAGTCAGCCAAGATGCCAACAGAGGCTCAAGTTAAGGCTGCTATGAAGGCAGTTACCTACGAACATCTTGAGCCTACGCATAGAAACAATGTTGCAAGAATCCTTGCCGCGCAGGGATTCCAAGCCTACAATGCTGGATACTTGCAGGACGATAAGGGTGCATACTTTGTTGTCCTAGATAGGTCAATGCTTACAGTTTCAGAACAGGCGGTAGAGGACCAATGACCACAGCAACCC